ACTGCATTTGTTGGAGCAATGAAAGATTTAGAAAAAGCAATTGGTGGTTTATCCAATGCACAAAAAACAAAAATATTTGGTAATGGAACCAAATGGATGAACTTGGAGGTTATATATCCACAAACAGCAAATGTAATTGACTACGATATAGCAGAAATTATATTTCACGGAACAATCGAATATGATAAAACCGGTAGACAAAAAGGATATTCAAAAGAAGCAGCTCGTATGTTACAAGGTATGATACAACAAGTAAATCAAAATATACAAAAAACATTTAAGATTGGTAAGCCTAACTTTTTAAATTTAAGTAAAGTTCAAAACTTTGGTGCAAAGAAAAATACATTTTTAGGTAAGTTAAATAAATTACAATCACAATATGGATTAAAAGATACTGATAGATTAGGTCAGTATCACGAATCATTTTGGAAAGAATATATTTTTAATGCAGCAAAACAATTTAAAGTTTCTTTAAAACAAAATGAATTAGTTAATTTAACAAATCGTTGGGCATACTTTGATAAATCATACAAAGTTCCAGAAATTAAAAACGATTTTAAAGACAGACCAGAATTTATGAATTGGATATTAGACACTGATAAACTTGACCACAACAAAATGTGGAAACAAAACATAAAACCATTTGAAATATTGTTTTTCCAAGTTGGAGCAGAAATATTGAAAAATGCATCAGGATTTTTAGCAGTATCACCAAAACAAGCAGTATCTAAAATCAGACAAGATATGATAACTGCGATGAAAGATTTACAAAAACCAGACAATATAGAAAAACTATATAAATTAAAAATACAATTAGAAAAATTTGAAGCTATCGGTGGTTCAAGTGCAATCGTTCCAAGTGAAGGATTAGTGTTTAAATATAAAGGTAATCTTTATAAGTTCACTGGAAGTTTTGCACCAATCAATCAAATATTAGGTAGTTTAAGATTTTAGGAGAAGAAAATGGCAGGTTATTCAAAAGACTCAGAAAGACAGAATAAAGCACTCAAAGAATTAATGAGTGGTAAAAACTATGAAAAAGATTATGTACAAGTAGGATACGAGGGTAAGAAAGAAAACCTTGGTGGTAAAACCAGAAAGTCTGAATTAACAGATGTAATGGCATCAGTAAGAATGCCTTGGTTTTGTCCAAAGTGTGATAAAGCAATGAAGAAAAAACTTGATGACAAGTTTTGGAGAACACAAGGACATTGTTTTGATTGTCAAATAGAAGTTGAAAACAAACTTAGACTTGAAGGGTCTTATCAAAATTATGCAAAAACCAAGGTATTGGAAAATCAAAAAGCATACTTAAAAGATTTAGAACAAAGTATTGATGACTTTGAAAAAACAGACGGAAAACAAGAGTGGTTTAATCAAGTTGGTGTCAACACCCCAGAACTTGAAAAAGAAAAATGGGAAATGGGTAGAGAAGAATTTGAAAAAACTATTTCAGAAGCAAGAGATTTCATACGAGAAAAAAGACAACTCGTGGAAGACGCAGAAAAACAACTACAAGGAGCGAACTAATGAATATCATTCAAATGATACTAAACCTATTCTTTGGTGGAAATAAAAAACAAGAAGTCAAAGAATTAGACAAAGCAATCAAAGCAAAAGACCAAGAAGTTAAAGAACTTGAAAAAGAAGTTGAAGTTCTTGAGTCAAAGAAAAAAGTAAACAAAAAAGAAGTAGCTAAACTAAAAAGAAAAGTAACAACTACTAAAAAACAAATTGAACAAGCATCAGAAGTAGTCAAAGAAGACAATGCAGATGACGCTGTGAAATTTTTAAAGAAGTTTAGTAAATAAACTATATATTTATATATATGAGATATTTAATTTACATATTATTAATTGGGAGTTTATTCGGTCAAGATGTGATTGAACCTAAAACCTATACCTTTACTGAGGAAGAAGTTTTAGGATTTACCAATACTATTAAGGAATTAGAACTAAAAGATAGTTTAAATGTTTCTTTAGTAGAGGACTTAGAATCACAACTGAAACTTTTTGAAGAAAATTCAGTAATAGACTCAATGTTGATTGCGAATAAAACTACTCAATTAAATCTACTGAAAGACACCAATAAACTTCTTGAACAAAAAGTAAAACTCGTTCAACCTAAATGGTATGAAAACAAATGGATTTACTTTACATATGGAGTTTTGATAACTGCTACGTCGGTTAGATTGGCAGGTCAAATAGTAGACTAATGGCAGAACAAATAAAAGAAGTAATCAAACAACAATACATTCAATGTGCTACTGACCCAGTGTACTTTATGAAAAAGTATTGTATGATACAACATCCAATACGAGGTAAAATACCTTTTGAATTGTATGAGTTCCAAGAAAAATCAGTTCGTGAATTTAAAGACAACCGATTCAACATTATCTTGAAAGCTCGTCAATTAGGTATTTCAACTTTAACAGCTGGTTATGCTTTATGGTTGATGACATTTCATCAAGACAAAAATGTTTTGGTAATCGCAACCAAACAAGAAGTAGCAAAGAACTTGGTAACGAAAGTTCGTGTTATGCACGCAAACTTACCGAGTTGGTTAAAACAACCTTGTGTGGAAGACAACAAATTAAATTTGAGATATCGTAATGGTTCTCAAATTAAAGCGGTGTCATCAGGTCCAGAAGCAGCTCGTTCTGAGGCACTATCCTTGTTGATATTAGACGAGGCGGCATTCATTGACAAGATTGACGAAATATGGACTGCGTCACAACAAACCTTGACAACCGGTGGTAGTTGTATTGCTTTGTCTACACCGAATGGTGTGGGTAATTGGTTTCACAGAACTTGGGTAGAAGCAGAAGATGCAACCGGTATGTTTAATCCAATTAAATTGCATTGGACTGTTCATCCAGATAGAGGTGAAGAGTGGAGAAAAGAACAAGATACTTTACTTGGACCTTCCAATGCAGCACAAGAATGTGATTGTGACTTCTTGACTTCCGGTACTGGTGTGATTGACCCAATCATTTTGGAAAAAATGAGAAAAAGTTTATGTATTGACCCAGTGGAAAAAAGAGGTATCGATAGTAATATGTGGGTTTGGGAACAACCAAACTACAATAAAGACTATATTGTGTGTGCTGATGTCGGTAGAGGAGACTCAGCAGACTATTCTGCTTTTCACGTGATTGAGTTGGAAAGTTTAACTCAGGTAGCAGAATATAAAGGTAGAATTAATACCAAAGATTTTGGTAATATGTTGGTTAGTGTATCAACAGAATATAATGACGCTTTACTAATAGTAGAAAACAACAATATTGGTTGGGCAACAATCCAACAAATTATAGATAGGAATTATCCTAATTTATTTTATACAAGTAAAGACTTACAATATGTTGATGTTCAACATCAAGTCACTAATAAACATTATAGTGAAGAAAAGAAAATGGTTGCTGGTTTTTCAACGACTTCTAAGACCAGACCACTAATTATTAGTAAGTTAGAAGAATTTTTTAGAGAAGAAAGTGTAATAGTTCGTTCCAATCGTTTGATTGATGAACTACTAACTTTCGTCTATATAAATAACAGAGCGCAAGCGATGACCGGATACAATGATGATTTGGTTATGTCGTTTGCTATTGGACTTTGGGTTCGTGATACTGCATTAAGACTACGAACACAAGGTGTGGAATTAACAAAGAAAACCCTATCCAAAATGATGGATAATGAGGGTTTATACACTCAAGACGATTCAAGAAAAAATGATTCTTGGGAGTGGGATACAGGAAAAGAAAAAGAGTCATTAGATTGGCTTTTATAAAGTGAGGTAAAAAATGGCAGATACAACATTATTTGGTAGACTACAACGATTATTCAGTACAAATGTAATTGTTCGTAATGTCGGTGGTAAAAAATTAAAGATTGCCGATACAGACCAAGTTCAGAAACAGGTTAAATCACATTTAGTTGATAGGTATTCAAAACTACATAACAACTTAGATTTAGTTGGAACAGGTTATTCTACCGTACATCAAGTTATGGCGGCAAGGTTAGCATTGTTCAAAGATTATGAATCAATGGATTCTGACCCAATCATTTCATCAGCATTGGACATTTATTCAGATGAGTCCACGATGAAAGGTCAATATGGACAAGTTGTTGAAATTAAATCAGATAACGAAAACATCAAAGAAATCTTACACAATTTATTTTATGACATTATGAACATTGAGTTCAATTTATGGCCTTGGGTTCGTAATATGGTTAAGTATGGAGACTTCTTTTTACACTTAGACATTAATGAAAAGTATGGTATTACTAATGTAGTTCCACTTTCACCTTATGAAGTTGTAAGAGCAGAAGGAGAAGACCCAGAAAATCCTTATTACACTAAGTTCTACTTAGAAAGTATTGAAGGTGCACATCCTTACTTTGGTCAAAAGTCAAGTGGAAAAGGAAAAATAGAATTTGAAAACTTCCAAATCGCACATTTTAGATTAGCAAACGATAGTAATTTCTTACCTTACGGAAAATCTATGATTGAATCTACAAGAAAGATTTGGAAACAATTAACACTTATGGAAGACGCAATGTTAATCCACAGAATTATGAGAGCACCTTCCAAACGAGTATTCAAGATTGACATCGGTAATATACCACCAAATGAAGTTGACAATTATATGCAACGAATCATTAATAAAATGAAGAAAACACCATTTGTTGATGAGACAACCGGTGAGTATAATTTAAAATACAACATACAAAACTTAACAGAAGATTTCTTTATGCCAGTTCGTGGTGGAGATTCAGGAACAGAAATCAACGAGTTAGGTGGTATTGATTATGATTCAACCGAAGATGTTGAATATTTGAAAAATAAATTATTAGCATCACTAAGAGTACCGAAAGCATTCTTAGGATTTGATGAAAATGTCGGTGGTAAAGCAACCTTAGCAGCAGAAGATGTTAGATTTGCAAGAACCATTGAAAGAATACAAAGAATTATTGTAAGTGAATTAACAAAGATAGCAGTGGTTCACTTGTATTCACAAGGATACACCGACGAAGACTTGGTAAACTTTGAATTAGAATTAGCAAGTCCTTCAACAATGTATGAACAAGAAAAGATTGAATTATTTGGTCAAAAGGTAAGTTTAGCTCGTGATATGTTACAAGACAAAATTTTACCTTATGAATGGATTTATAATAATGTGTTTAACTTTTCAGAAAAAGAAAAAGTTGAAATTGAAACACAGATTATTGAAGACCAAAAACAAAAATTCAGACACTCACAGATTGAAATGGAAGGTAATGACCCAATGGCCTCAGGAGAAGCAGTTGGAACACCAAGTAGTATGGCTTCAGTTGGTATCGGTGCAGACGATGTCGCAACACCACCCGATACAGCAGCAGGTTCCGTATTTGACCCATTTTATGAAGAGGGAGAAGATAATAGACCAGAAGACCAACAAGGTGGTCGTCCACAAGAAATGAACAAACCATTCAAAGATAGTGGAGCAAGAGGTCGAGACCCATTAGGGAAACAAACAAAAAATCGTAGACCATTAGCATTAGCACACTACGATGCTTTGAAAAAAACTATGGGTAATAAGTCAAAAAGCATAATACAAGAAACCAATCAAGTAGATGAATTAGAGAAAGAATATAATGAATATAAAGAAGAAAAAGGTAAAGAATAATACCGATTTCTCGAAAGTTTTATATTTATTATTGATAAAATACACAAAAATACTTTGGAGCTCAAATGTCTTATGTAAAACACAATAAGATAAAGAATACAGGTATTCTTTATGAACTATTATCTCGTCAAATCACCGTAGATGTGATAAATGACAAGAAAAATGCTAAATCAGTT